ACATATAAGACTTATATAGGTACTTAATAGTAAGGTACTTATATAAGGGTTTTTCTATTCACCACTACATAAGAACAATTTTAATATAGCGTTGTGGTAATACCACTACATACACATAGTTAATTTAATATGTTCTAATAATAAACTAATGTGATTAACATATGTGTTAACCAATATAGAACAATAGTATTATAGCCATAACATAGACTATTAGTATATGGTATAAGTATTATGTTATGATTTTATTATATATATTCTCACACACATATAGGTTTAAAGATTATCTGTCACACACTTATTCATGTACTATATTTCATGTAGTGGGTAACAACCCTCAACAGACAATAGTTCAGGAACTCACTACTTAACTAGGGGTGTGTATAGTATTACCCAGGTTAGTTCTTGTTTATTCAGGAATATTGCTTAGAATCAAGTGTATGTGCTATAAGTTGGTTGAAAAAGAACGGAACTACTGGAGAGGAAGCTTTTGAGTGCTTATTCTCACATTACAAGTCTTAAAGATGCTTTCAGTTAAGATGTAGCCGTTGACTTTGGAGGGATGTTGCCATACAGAACATGGTGTTCCGTCCATTAACTCAATAATGGGTAAGCTTGATTATTAATCAAACGTTTCAGCCCTTGCTACGCACTCTCGTTGTAATGTACTGACTTCCCCTAAGAATTTCTTAGCTGTCAGCTTTTATTGTTATATATATAGTATAGTACTTGTATATTCTTTTATAAAGGTTTGTATACTAGAGAATATATTTACATATAGAAAAGAATTAAAAGTATTGTTTTATATATAGAAAATAAATAACTGTGTTTAATTGATTTCCCTATAGAAAATAATATACTAGAACATATATATTACAGTATATACTTTCCAGTATACATATCTTTATAAAGGAAAACATCCTATACTACACTATGGTTTACAAACAAAGACAAAACTTCTCTGGGTATGACCCTGCAACACATGTTATCGTAGCATCCATGTTGTGTCCTGAGGATATGAGTAAATGGGAAGTTGTGGAGATTGGCTTAGATGAATAATTTGAATGTAACTCATCCAAGCATGAGTAAAGTAAATAATAGAGAGGTTTGGGTTGAATTTGAATCTGCAAAATCAAGACAGGTGTATTCTGGAGATATAATTAAACGTAAGGTATTTTGTACTGCTGAAGATGTTCAAGAACACACAGTTGATAAGGCTACACTAAGACCTATTATAAAGGAACTCTTTGAAGGGTGGAGTAATGATGTTTATGAGTTTGATTGTAATGGTACTGCTCAAGAAGAGATTAGACCTATGAGTGATAAGCTGAAGGAGTTGGGTTTACTATGAGTGAAGAACAAGAAACTATTCCTGCTACTTATAGGGTAGAAGTTATTACTCATGGTAAGCCTATTGAATTGGATTTAAACAAGGATGTTATATTCTCACATCATTATCAAGATGGTAATGTATTTATGGTTGTAGCCACTATTGATATGACTGAAGAACAAGCAAAGGAAGTGTTACGTAAGAAAGCAGTTATTGAACCTGAAGAATCTACAATGATTGATGTTGAGGACAACACAGCTTGTTTGCAACAAACATTACAAGGAGAGCACATAGTTCCACCAAAGAATGCGTGGGAGGAGAAAGAAGATGAGTAAAACTAAAGAAGTAACAGCAAATGCTATTGATAAGACTCCTAATTGTGGTAGGCCAGTAACTAAAGGGGACACACCAGGAAGTAAATATAACTCTTGGTTAGAAGCACAAGGACTTGATAAGGCTACTATTCTTGAACGTATGACCAGTGCAGAGACTGCTGGACAGATGGTTGCAGAGATTGAGAAGAAGATGATTGGGTTACAGATGTTTGGTGTGATTAATGATGCCACATCAGAGTATTATAATAATAACAAGAATAGGGACTTGGCTCTAAATAGACAGCTACAAGAGATTGATGTTGATATTAAGATGCACAAGATTGATAAGCTTAAGGAAGACCCTACATACAGTCCTATTGATGATAAGCAACTATTGAAGTGGGTTGCTCTACGTGCAGACTTAATGGATAAGATTAGAAAGGCACAGATGGAACTAACAAAGATGGCAACTGATAAGGATTCAGTTGTAGCAGATAAAGATGTTGATTGGGATGCAATATGAGATTAGACTGTCAAGAAGAAGTTATTGCATTTGAATACCTTATGAATTATGTAGGGGATACTATGGGAAACTCTGGCTGTAATGATTTACCTCAACACATTGTTGATGAACTCAAAGACCTATCTTTTGAGAGAGAACCAGGAGTTTCAACAGGGATTTTATATGATTTTGATTTGATTGAATATTTGAAGAGGTCTCAAGAATGATACCACAAGAAATAACTGATGAGATTCTAGCAGAGAGAGATGCTTATTGTAGTAAGAAGAGATTTAAAGACTTGGTGAGAGCTAAGATTAAAGATGAAGGTATGGACTTCAAAGAAGCAGTAGATGCTGTATGTGAAGAAGACTTAATTATGTTTCTAGTACATCAACTTGGTATGGTACCTTGGGGATGGCAGTTTGTAGTTCTAAGAGATTACGTTAATGGTTACAGAGACCAGGAGATTTGTACAAGTAGACAGATTGGTAAGACCAAGGTGGTTGTATCCCCAATCTTGTTGTGGAGATGTTGGTATAACATTGGTTGGAAAGCTAACCAGACTATTAAGAACAAAGGTAAGAACACTGTAGAAGGAGTTACTTCTGCAACAGAAGACCAGAGTATTATGATTAACAGTGAGATTAAAGAATGGATTTTTGCTGCAGATGCTTACATGGAAGATACTTACTTAGATAACAAAGGTAAACCTATCTTTGGTAAGAAACACTTCAGCGGGAAGGTTGATTGGAAGAAGACTACTGTGTACCGTATAACCTTCAAGAAAGGCCTAGGAGGCTCTGTTTCTCAGAGTTACATTAAGAGTGTACCCCCAACAGATAAGATTAGAGGTTCAACCTATACAGGGTTTGTATTTGATGAGAAAGCATACATTGAGGAGTACATCATTACAAGTGTAGCAGAACCTGCATGTGGTGCTCTATCAACTAGTAATATGGGAGTGTCCACTCCAGATAGGAAATCAGGGGAGTTCTACTTACAGATAGACCCTGATGAGATTTATGAACATCCTGACAGGAAGAGATACATGTTTGATTTGGACTGTATAAAGAAGGATGACTTAGAGTATTACAATCAAGTTATAAAGAAGTATGTCCAACCTAAGATTGATAAGGGACAACTATCAACTGTAGCAAGAGAGTATTATTGTGACTTCACAGCATCAGGTGCATTGTTCTTTGATATGGAGAGAGTTGAACAATCCTTTAAAGGTAGTATAACACAAGTTACCACTTCTAAGAGGAAGGTATGGATTGGCTTAGACCTTGGTGGGAAGAAGAAGTCTCACACAGTTATTACAGTAAGTGCTCTACCTAACCAAGATGGTGTGTGTGAACGTATATGTTGTTACAGATATCCTATTAATGGTGATAAGAACATCAAGACAGACTTGACAAAGCTAATCAAGGAAGACTTTAACGTATCAGCTTTAATCTTCGACCATTGTCCTGCTTCTTATCGTCTATATGAAGAGATGAAGGATATGCACTGGGGAGTACAGCTAATACCCTTTGAGTTTAGTACTACTAGTAAGGGGGACTTCTTTGATAGATTTAGAGATAAGCTATCAAATCAAGTTATAGTGTCTTATGAAGATACAGAGCTTAAAGCAGAGCTTAACAACTACAGTCAGGACATGAAGCCTTTAAAGGGTGCAACAGATGATATGATTGATAGTTGGATGTTGAGTGTTTATCCAATGTTAGATACAAGTCAACAATATGCAGTTTACACTATAGGTGGAGACTCAGAGGAAGACAACTTTACAGAAGACCAGAAGCGTATGCAGATGGAAGAGAAGTTATTAATGGAGGAAATAGGAGGTAGCATTCAAGGTACCTCTTTCGCAATATAGTACGGAAAATTAAGATGGCAAAAAATAAAACAAGTAAAAAGAAATCAACTACAGTTAAGAAAGTAGTTGTAGAAGAAGTAGCACCAGAAGTAGATGCTAAACAAATCATTGAAAAGAAAATAGTAGAAACACCTGTGGAACCTGTACCTACAGTTAAGTTCAAGAAGGCTGGTTTAACTCCACAAGAAGTTATGATTATTGAAACTAAGTATAGTGGTTTAGCTGAGTTAGCTAATAAGAAGTTCAGTAAACTAAAAGAAGTGTGTAAAGATGATAGAGAGTACTCATTACTATTAACTAGAAAATTTGGTATTTAAGATGGAAGAAGAACAAAGAGAACCTACTCCAGAGGAGTTAAAAGCAGCATTAGACCATGCAGCAGGATTAAGAGAAGACTATTTAAAAGACACTATAAGTAAGAACAACACTTTGATTGGTGAGACTGAAGCATTAGAGAAAGAACTTGACTACTATACTAAATTAGAAGATGTTAAGTTTATCAAGCCTGATGGAGACTTCCAGTATGAAAGAGAAGCTGACTTTGGAACTTTTATGAAAGACTTAAAGATTGAAGGACTATCTAGTTTAATCAAAGAGAATCATGCAAGAGTTGCAGTTAACAACAAAGTTATTGCTAATGAAACAAAGAAGATTGACTTACTCTTAAGTGGAGTAGATATTAGTGGGATGTCTGATGACGAAATCAAGGCTAGATGAGGGGTCAAACCCTTATCCTTTTTCTATTCCTCCATTGAAGAGACCTACACAGAATGGACTATCCAGACCAGTAACTGAAGATGAGAAGATGTATTGTTGGTTCTTCTGGATTGATAAGATTTTAGATGCTAGATACACTAGAGTTATCCTTGATGAGTTAGATAAGATACCTGAGTTTAGTGCTACTTGGGGTCCAGCATGGGAGAAAGGAGACAAATTGTATCAAAAGAACCACTCAAATGCAAACCTTTATAAATGAAAATACAAGCATTATACAATCTTATAGTTAACTATGGCAACTTCTAAAACACAAACGGCATTAAGAGCATCTTCAGGCTTTGTTAAAGACTATTATGACTTGACTAATGAACTAGGTCCTAAATTTGCACCTAATCCAAGTGAGGATACATTAGATGCGTTTTTAGACATCTATAAGAAAGATGCTATTGTAGCTGGTGCTGTTGACACTGTGAGTGAAGAGACAGTTAAGAATGGAGGATTCTTTACAGGTAGTAAGACTGCTGTAGAAAGAGCTGAGCGTTTATTTGACAGAATTGACTTCTATGGTGTGATTGAGAAACATGTACGTGCACAACATATATATGGAGATTCTTTTATTGAAATTACTAATAATTCTGATAATGGTGAGATTGAAATCCACAACTTAGAGACTACTGAGATATTCATGGAATATGACAAACACGGTAAGGTGTTGAAGTATGTTCAAAATAGATGGAGAATAAATAGTGGCGAAGTAGATAGAGGAGATAACATAGCAACATGGACTCCAGAACAAGTTTGTCACGTACCTTTAAAACCATTAGGTAGTAAAGTGAGAAGTCACTTCCCACTAGAACCTGCATTAAGAAGCTTGACAGCAAGAGAGTATGGACATTACTTCTTAGAAACTGTATTCAAGAACTTCAAACCTCAAACTATATATTCAACTGATAATAATATAAGTCCTGAACAAACTCAAGGCTTACTATCTGCAATTAGAGCATGTGATAAAGACCCAAGTAAGAAGCTATTAAGCATTGGGCCTCTAACAGTATCTAATACTGGAATGTATGACTTTAAGAAAGACATTGTAGATATATTAAATTACTTAAGACAAGAAGTGTTAAGCGTTACTAAAGTACCAGGAGTTTACGTAGGTATAACTGATGGTGCAAATAGAGGAGTTGGAGAGTTCCAAGCTAACGCATTTAATGGACACCTTATCAAATTACAGAGACAATCTGCAAGGGTTGGTAATAAGATTTTAAAGAGAGCTGGAATTAAAGCTGTATTTAGAATGAAACCACCAAGTGTAAAGTCTCAAACAGACATCATTGACCAAGCAAAGAAACTAAGAGACATGGGCTATGGAGATGATGTGTTAACTAAATATTTATATGAAAATGGTATTGATATACCTTTTGATGCTAAGTTTGAAGAGGTTAATAAAGTTAGCCTTGATGACCAACCTTCAAGACAAGCTGCAGGTAAAGATGTTAGTGATACATCCAATCTTGATGAGCAAGGCAAAAGTGCTGCAGGTAAGGCTAAAACAGCAGAGAAAGATACTAAGGTTAGGTCTGCAAGAAGATTGTGGGGATTTAATAAATGGTAGAAGTTATGTTAGAAGAACTTAAAGGACCAGTACAATGTCCTTTCTGTATTAAAGAGCTTAAGGAGTTTAACTTCTTAACTAGAATAGCTGCTAAAGATGATGTACCTGTATTGATTGCAGGTAGAGAACCTGTATTTGAATGTGACAGATGTCATAGTATATTTGGAGTAATAGAAGAATGAAAAATTATAGCGTAGTATTATCAGAGATGAGAACTTCTCGAAAGAATGGACTTAGATATGCAGTGGTAAGAGCTGTTGCAAATGGTATTGATAGTTATAAAAGTGTATTCACTAGCAAAGCAAGAGCTTCAATCATAGAGCAATTAAAGAGTAATGGCGTTAAGTCTAATGCACTACATAAGAATGCTATTGATGATAACTTAGATTTATATTTAAATGACAAATTAAAACAATCATCTGGTACGGAAAGAACCACTATTGAAGGATTGTTAGGAAACTTACAAAATAGAGAATACCCCATTGGTAAGGTTATTGCTGCTAAGTTCAATGATGATAACACTATTGAAGCTACTATTGTTGAAAATGATGCTTTAAAGCTATTAGGTCAAGAACAAAAGGATTACTTAGATGCTAACTGGGATATGATTGAAGGAGATATATTAGGAGGAGCTAGCTTAGTGTTTAACGGAGTTGAGTCCTTCCAAAGAAATGGTCAACTATTCATTGATGGTGCTAACGTACTTGGTTTGGATTTTGTAGATAGACAATCTCATCCTAACACTAAAGTATTAGAGACATTCACAAGGGCTGCACAACAGTCTATTATTGAGGAAAATAAAATGACAAACGAAGAAACTAAACCAGTGGTTCCAGTTGAAGAACCTAAACTAGATGCTCAGGCATTAGTTAATGAAGCTGCTACTAAAGCTGCTGAACAAATTGAAACTAAAGCAAAGGAAGCTAAGGCTGCAGAAGACTTACTAGCTAAAGATAAGGAAGCATTAACTGCTGAATATGAAGCTAAGATTAAGGCCTCTGAAGAGAAAGCATTAGCTGCAGAAAAGATTGCTAACGAAGCTATAACTATTGGTGAAACTCTAGTTAAAGAGAAAGCTGAAGCAGTAGCAAGAATTGACAATCCATTCGCAGAACAAGCGAAGAAGATGGCTGCAGAAGGTAAAGACCCCTTAGCAGACTTAACATTAGCTGAAGTAATGAAGCTAAAATTAGAAGGTACTGTTTAAGTACCAATCACATTTATGCAGAACCCCTAGGGGAATTGTGTAGGAGAAAAATAAAAATGGAAAAAGAAATGGCTAGCCTTAGAGCGGCTCTAAACGCTACAAGTAATGTAGGCGGAGTAGAACCAGTATATGGTGCAGTAGAAATTGAAGCAAAAATTGAAAAGATGATTGCAGATGCTTCCCCTAAATTTTCAGAAATCAGAAACATGATTCCTAGGGTAGCATTACCAGGTACTTCAACTGAAGTATGGAATGTAAGAACAAGTGACAATGGCAGTACTTTATGGGGATATTCAACTTCAGAAGGTGGAGCTAACACTAACACACCTCTACAAGGTGCAAAGAAACAACTTTACGCAGCAAGTAAATCAGTTCGTACTGATTGGGCTGTAGAAAACTACTTAAAAGTGGCTTCTGCTTCCTATTACAATGCTATGCAAGATGAAATGAACAACGCAGTTGAAATTCATGTAGACCAAGAAGAAAAGCAAATCGTATCAGGTACTGATGCAGGAGCTTACGGTGATGCAGATGGATTTATTGGTTTAAAACAAATCATATCCTCATTCGTTACTATTGGAAATACAGACACTGTTTTTGGAACTACAAGAGCTAACACTCTAACTTACTTAGATTCAGCAGTTGTTGATGCAGCAGCAGGAGCTTTTAAAATCTCTATGCTTGATGAAGCAATGACAGCACAAAAGAAAGTAAAAGGTAGACCTGGTATGTTCGTTATGTCTTATGAAAGAGAAGATGAATTAAACAGCAAATTACAAGCACAGCAAAGATATGTTGCACCATCCTTAGAAATTGAAGGCGGATTTAGACTTTCTACTTATAGAAACGTTCCAATCGTACCATCAAGATACATGGATAAAAATGGAGCAGCAGATACTGACACTGTAATTTACTTAACTCACGCAGGAAACTTCGAGATGAAAGTAAGTAAAGAAACTAGTAACACTATGGTTGCACAAACTAGAGTGGATGAAACTGGTGGTTACTTATCTACATACGAATTTTTGAAATGTAAAGAGTTAACTAAAAATGTTATCGTAGATGACATTGCTGTACCAGCTGTATAAACTAAACTTTATGCTTAGTTTGTCAAAACTAGGAGTGGCTGATTTAGGTTAGTCACTCCGCTTTTTTTTAATTTGAATTAGTAAATAAATGAGGATAAATAAAACATGGCTTTTGAAAGTAATATAACAGGACAAACAGTCTTTGGTAATAAGAGAATCAAATTTGGTACCTACACAAACGCAGGTGGCGATACTGGTGGTAATATAACTACTGACTTAAATAATTGCGAATACTTAGAAATTAGTCCAAAGGGTGCTGCAGTAATTGCTACAGAATCTGTGATTAATGAAACATTTCCAGTAGCAGCAGGGGTAATTACCGTTGTAACAGCTGATGGAGAAGATGGAACTTGGTTCGCAATAGGTGAATAAAGATGAGTTTAACATACACAATTGAAAAACCAACAGTCTTTGGAGACAAGAGAGTTGTTTTTGGTAGTTACAACAATACAGGAGCAGCTAAACAAGTTGACACTTTAACTATAGGTGGAACTTTTGAAGCTGATGATGTATTCACAGTAACTGTTGATGCGACTCCAGTAGCTCATACAGTTGTAGGTGGAGATACTAATAATGAAGGAATCATTGATGCCTTAGTTATTGCAATCAACGCTGATGTAACTGTAGGACCCTTAGTAGCAGCCTTAAAAGTAGATGCAACGACATTCACTTTAACAGCAGCTACAGCAGGAACTGCTTTTGTAGCTTCAAGCACAGCTGTTGATGGAGGAGCTGGTACTGATGACCAAACTTTGGTTACAGAAATAACTACTCCCAACTCAGAAGATAGTACTGGTGGAGATATTGTTACAGGTTTAGTATCTGTTGACAACTTCAAAATACAAGCTACTGGCTCTGTAGTTCTAACCAATTCATCTGTGGTGAATGAAACTTTCCCTCTTGCAAGTGGTGATGTTACAATTGTAACTGATGCAGATGCTGATGGAATCTTTATGGCAATAGGGTTATAAACACCCTTTTTTTATTTTTTTAATACTTTAATAATTATAGGTACATAACATGACGACATACGATGAAGCAAGGAAATATTTCTTATCTACTAACGTAGGTTCAGATAACTTACAAGATGAGTGGGATTACTTAGCAACTGAATTAGGTGTCACACAAGGTACTTTAAATGACTTACAATTAACTTGGTTAGCTAGTGAAGGTACAACTTCCCTTAACCATAATGATGCGTGGATTGAGTGGTTTGATGCTCTTCCTTAAACTATTAAGCTTACAATTTCACAATATTACGAGGTAAAACATAATGATAGGTTCAGATACATTAGACGATTTAAATACATTCTATTTTAATAAAGGACACAGAACAGAGGTAGATACTACTGATGGCACTGTAATATATCAAGGTTTTGCTGAATTTAGATTTACTACTTCTGCTGCTAAATGGCGTATAAAAAGAACTACTATTACAGGTTCAGCTATATCTATTAAGTGGGCTAATGGTAATGATGCACGTAACAACATCTGGGATGATAGAGCTACCCTGAGTTATAGTTAGAGATTAAAATGGATATAAACTTAGTTAAATTATTAGACAAATTAGACCCAGTTATTATTACTGGTGGACTAATTCCAAGAGGAGTATATGATAATGGTAGAACGTATGAAATTGGGGATAGCGTTAGTTATCTAGGAGCTTCTTATGTTTTATATGCAACAGCTGTTGCAGGTACTTTACCAACAGACACAGACTACTGGCAAATACTTTTAGACAATATAGATATTGCTGCAAATTGGGGAAATATTATTGGTACTCTTTCTAATCAAACCGACTTACAAGCTGAGTTGGATTCTAAGGTTGACGATTCTCAAGTATTAACTGATGTTCCTTCTGGTGCATTGTTTACTGATACTGTCTATGATGATACTGATATTCAAAATGAAGTAAATCTAAACACTGCAAAAATCAGTTATACTGATGCAAGTGATGTTTCAGCAAATACATCAGCTAGACATGACGCAGTAACAGTTACTGACTCGAGCGAAATTGATTTTACTTTAACAGGACAGGATATTTCTGCTAATATTATTAATGGTAGTATTGATGAAACTAAATTAGACACTTCTGTAAATGCTTCTTTAGATTTAGCAGATAGTGCTATTCAAACACATCAAAATATTGCTGGAAAGGAAGATGTTGGAGTTGCAGAAGGCTTAATAACAACTCATGAATCTACTTATGACCACAACTTAATTGGAACTGCACTACAATCATTTACAGAAGAAGACCCAATCTTCGTAGCAAGTGAAGCTTTTAATATTGTAGCAGACGACATTACAAATCTTCCTAATCTTTCAGGAACTAATACAGGAGATGTTTCAGTTACAGATTCTTCTGAAATAGATTTTACACTTACATTACAAGATTTAACTGCTTCTTTAAAAACAGGTAGTATTGATGTTTTAAAATTAGATAGTGGAGTTCAAACAAGTT